CGAAATTCAATATTTCTTTCAATTTAAATAAATCTTTTACCGATATATCCTTATTCTTAAAATCTGGTACATAATAAATATCTTTATTCTTTTGTAAAGAATGATTTATTTTAGTATAAACCATCAAATTGAAATATTCAACATGACTACTATCATTAGGATCTATATCATAATCATTCATTAATTCATTAATATCAACAATTACCTTATTCCTTACTCGGTTTATTTTGATATACTTATCAAATTTTCTACGGGTTTTACAAAAGACTATGAAAAAATTCATTCATTTAGATTATTTTTATTTTTTATATATAAATCAATAATCGTCCTAAATAATCAAACTTATTTATATTTTTTGAATAAAATAAATAAAAAATAAAATATGGAAAACGGATTATCATCAAGATATAATTTTACCAGATAAAGATATAATTTTACCAGAAAATAATTAAACTTTTTCCACATTTTTCAATAAAATGATTAGAGTTTTCACTCTAAAAAAATAATCCAATATACATGGCGAAAAAAAACAATTCAGAGTTATCATTTAAAGAAATGAGAACAATGATGGAAGGCATATCCAAAAAAACTTCAATTGTTATAGAAACTGAAAAAAAAGAATTTTCTTACATCAACACAGGCATCTACATGCTTAATGCACTCTTATCAAAATCTATACTAAATGGCGGAGTTTCTAAAAATAGATTCACTGTATTTGCTGGTGAAGAATCTGTAGGTAAATCATACCTTTGCTACAACATAGCAAGAAATGCTCAAAAAGAAGGTTATAGCGTAATCTATATTGATACCGAATTTTCAATAGAACTTGCAGAACTAGAAGACTTTGGTATAGATATTTCTGAAGATAATTTTATGCTTATTCGTTCAAATAAAGTCGAAGACCTAAAAATGATGATTTCACAATTTTTAGATAAATTAAAAGAACAAAAATTAAAAGGTCTTGATATAAGTAAAACTATTATTTTCTTAGATTCTATTGGTCAACTAGCATCAATCAAAGAAACCGAAGATGCAATCGAAGGAAAAAATAAAGTCGATATGTCAAGAGCAAAAGCAATAAAATCCTTATTTAGAATTATTACAGCAGACCTTGGTTTCTTGGAGATACCACTTGTCGCAACGAACCATATTTATATGTCACAAGATTTATTTCCAAAAGCAATTCAATCTGGTGGTAAAGGTGTTGATTATAGTGCCAGCACAATCGTATACCTTACAAAAGCAAAACTGAAGACTGGTCAAGAAGATGAACTAGATTTAGGTGCATCTGGTATCATAGTTACGGCTATCGCTAGAAAAAATAGAAAAGCTAAACCTAAAAAAATCAAATTCGAAATTAATCACACTTCAGGTACAAACAGATTCAAAGGACTAGAATATTTTTGCACACCAGAAAATTTTGATAAAATCGGAATCGCAAAAGTTAAAGAAGTCGTAGATAAAAAAACAGGTGAAGTAACTTACACAACAGGTGGAACCAAATGGTTTGTGAAACATTTAAATAAATCATTTTATGAAGCACAATTATATAATGAAACTGTATTTACAAAAGAAGTATTAGAAAAATTAGAACCAATTATTGCTGATTATTTTAGTTATTCTAATCAAGATGAAATTGATAAAATCGCACTTGAAATGGACGCTTTATATCAACCACATGAAGGTGATGACGATTTTGATATTGATTCTGATGACGATGGAAATTTATTTAATTAAATTTAATTTTTCATTAATATTTTCATCAAATTTAATTCTAATTAAACGAATGTTGTTATTTAAACAATATTCGTTTTTTATTTTATCATTTATTTTTGTTTTAATTAATTTATCATTACCCCAAATTTTATGTTCTCTGAAATGCTGTTCACCATCAAATTCTATACAAATATTATATTCTGGTAAATAAAAATCAAAAGGCAATTTTCTCTTATTTTTGCATTCAATAAAAGTTTTTTGTCGTTCATATTTTATCTTTTTCTGTTCTAGATATAACATAATTTCCTTTTCACCATGACTTTCATTGCAATACGGACAACCATATTTTTTGCTGATATGGTTATTTGGTAACTGTTCAAAAATACCATGCTTAGGACAAATAATTTTTACTTTATTTAAAGCACCAGTATATTCTACTAATGAATAATCATATTTATTACCATGAATTTCTATTGCTTTCTTTATAAAATCTTCAGTTGTTTTTTTCATCATTAAGATATTTTTATTGCTATATTTATTAAAATAATTAAAGTCAAACAAAACATTTTTGTTTTAATTGTATATAAAACATACAAAAAATAATCAATGATCAATGGCAGAAAAAGTCAATGTCGGACTAGAAAAAATATTTTTTCACCACATACTCGGCAATCCAGAACAATTCCAAAAAGTAGATTCATACTTCTTCAAAAATGATGATGTTCAATTTATTTATGACGTAGTTAAAAATGAATATGTTGTAAGTAAAAATAAATCAGTACCAACACCACAACAAATATTGGCATTAGTTAAATTAAATGATGTCGAAAAGAAAATTTCAGATAATTTAGTGAAAATGCTGTTAAAAGGAGATAATTCGGGTTATGGTGACGAAGAATGGATAGATAAACGTTTCAAAGCTTGGAAACTATCGAATTTAACTAAGAATAATGTATTTAAATCGGTAGAATATATTAGAGGTATAGAAGAAATTAATTACGATAATGTTACTGACATCGTAAGCAAAATTAGAAATATGTTTAATGAGTCATCTTTAATAGATAATGATGATTCTGATTTAGGTGAAGATTTTGATGATCCTGAATCTCACAAAGTTACAGAAGATACTAGAAAAATGTCAACCGGATGGGGAAACATGGATAAAGTATTATCAGGAGGTTGGGATCAAGCTTCAATGAACGTTCTGATGGGAGAAACAAATATCGGAAAATGTTTTTTTGATTCGATTATAAGAATCAAAAATAAAAATAATGGTACAATAGAAGAAATCTCAATAGAAAGATTTTTTGAACGTATAAAAAATGATTACCATAATTAGTTTCACCTATTCAAATATGAAAAATTATTTTAATATATAGAAATAAAGAAATGTTATGAAATGTGAAATATGCAATTTAGAAGTAAATGGTTTAAAAGGTTTAAGTATTCATTTAAAAAAGAAACATAAATATTCTGATTTAGATTTGAAAGATTATTATGATAAGTATTTAAAAAAGGAAACAGAAGGTAAATGTTATTTTTGTGGTGAAGAAGCAATATTTTTAAATTTTACTAAAGGTTATCATAGGATTTGTAAATCGAAAGAATGTTTAGGAAAAACTAGAGCCACAGGTACGATAGATTTTTTAAAATATAAGTATGATTTGAATGATGTAGATGCGAAAGATATGCAAGATGAAAGATCAAAAAGTCGTGGTCAACAAATAAAAAAATCATTTGATAAAATATATGAAACTGACAAAGATTTTCACAAGAAGAGATCACACAACACCAAGGAATTTTGGTTAAATAAAGGTTTTTCGGAAGAAGAATCGATAAAAAAATCTGAAGAAGTTATGTGTATGATACATGAAAAAACTTTTAAGAAATTTAAAGATGATCCTGAAAAATATGATGATATTCGTACCAGTCAATTAAAATATTGGTTAAAAAAGGGATTTAAGTATAAAATAGCGAAAGAAAAATTAAAAATTCGTCAGAGAACATTTTCATTAAATATTTGCATTGAAAAATATGGTGATATAGAAGGAAGAAAAAGATGGTTAAACAGACAACAAAAGTGGCATTCAAATTATAAAAAATCAAATTTTTCCAAAATAAGTCAAAAATTATTTTGGTCAGTTTATAATAATTTATCAGAAGATGAAAAAATTAATATAAAATTTGCTACATTATTGAATGGTGAAAAAGATGATAGTGGATCAAATAATGAACAACGTCTAATTTTAGATTCTGTAATATTACCAGATTTTATAGATTTAAAAAATAACAAGATTATTGAATTTGATGGAGTTTATTATCACAGAAACAATATTGAAAATATAAAACGAGATAAAAAAAGAACAAAAATGATATTGAAATATGGCTATACTTTATTGAAAGTAAAAGAAAATGAATATAAACAAAACATAGAAAAGACTATACAAAAATGTATAGATTTTCTAAAAAATAATGAATAAAAAAAATGAATAACGGAAATTTAGTAGCGAACCCAAACATAGAATATATTTATGATTTGGATATGGTTTGGATTAAACATGAAGAAATCATTGTTGATAGAGGAATTATTGTTACGAATGTAAAATTATTAGATTCTGGTGGTTATTCTTTTAATATAAAAGGAAGTGACAAAGAATATGAATGTTACTATGGTTGGGCATTTATTGAAAATACTGAAAGAAATATTGAATTATTAAAAGAAATTAAACAAGAAAATATTTTTTTGCAACAAAAACAATTAAAAATAAGAGAATTACGAAATAATTTAGATAGATTATTTGAAAAAGATAATTTAAAAAGCATTGAAATTGATGAAATTGAATAAAATTAATAACAATTAAGGATTAAAAAATTAAAAAATATTTTAAAAAATTAAAGAAGAATAAATGAATGATTTATTAATAAATGGGTTTAATATTACTGATGATGGCATTAAGGATTTTTTGCAACAGCAGTTTGATATTGCTGAAACACATGATAGAAAATTTGTAGAAACATATAAAGTAAAAGATTATGAAATATTTACTGATGGTGGTTGGCAAGATATTTATGCTATTGGTAAGACGATACCATATAATATTTGGAAGATAAATACAAAAGATTTTGAATTAAAATGTGCTGATAAGCATTTAGTTTTTGATGAATTTATGCACACTGTATATGTAGATCAATTAAAATCTGGTGATAAAATTCAGACTATAAAAGGTTTACAAGAAATAATAAGTGTTGAAAATTTTGAAGAAAAAGTTTCAATGTATGATTTAGAATTAGATTATAAAACAAATAGACGTTTTTACACAAATGGTATATTAAGTCATAATTCTATGTGGATGCAGAATATAGCAGTTAAGGCTGCGGATCAAGGTGCTAATGTAGTTTATGTAACATTAGAAATGGGTTCTCAAAAATGTATGAAACGAATGGGATCTATGAGATTAAAGATTCCTGCAGATGAATATAATGAAAAATCAAAAGATACCATTTTTATGAAAAATCGTATTAATTCTTTAAAAAATATGAATAACGGGTTATTTAATTCTAAGCCTGGTAAAATTTTTGTTAAGAAATATAATACAAGCGACTGCACAGTTACTGACTTGGATAATTATATTCATAAATTAGAAACATCAAAGGGTATAAAAGTTAATATGATTTTGGTTGATTATATTAATATTATGTCTATTGAAAAGGGTTTAGATTTTGCTAATATGTTATTTTTAAAAGGAAAACATTTAGCGGAAGGATTAAGATATATTGCAGACAAACATAATTGTTGTGTAATTACTGCAACACAAACAGATAAGTCAGTTTGGGGAGCGAATGATATAGATTTAAAAAATATGCCAGAATCAAAGGCGATAGCAGAAACCGCAGACTCTGTATGGGCAATTATTAGAAATCCTGAAATGAAAAAGAATAATATTTACAGACTAAAAATATTAAAATTAAGAGATGGTGAGCATAGTGGAGAACAAATCAGATTCGATTTTAATACTAAATTTTTAGTAATGGAAAATGATGAGTTGGTAGGTACAGTTTAAAAAAAATGATTTTAATAAATGTCACACAAAAAAACATTAGAAAAATTTATTATAGATGCAAATGAAAAACACAATAATAAATATGACTATTCGAAGGTTATTTATATAAATAATAAGATTCCGGTTATAATAATATGTCCGGAACATGGTCAATTTATACAGAGACCTGATTCACATTTAAGAAAAATTGGTTGTCCTGTTTGTGGACAGATAAAATGTGCAAAAAATCAATTGAAATCATTGGAAACATTTATAGTAGAATCAAATATTAAACATGGGTTTAAATATAATTATGATTCAACTATTTATAATGGTTCTCATAAAAAAGTTTTAATAAGATGTTTAAAACATGGTTATTTTTCACAAACGCCAAATGCACATTTAAAAGGTTGTGGATGTCCAATATGTACTGAATCACATGGTGAACGAGAAATTAGGGTTTTTTTGCAAAATAATGATATAAATTTTATTTATCAGAAAACTTTTAAAGGTTGTAAGTATAAAAATTTATTAAAATTTGATTTTTATTTACCAAAATATAATATTTGTATAGAATATGATGGAAAACAACATTTTTCTTCATTTTATAAATTTGGTGGTGAAGAAATATTAAAAATACAAAAAATTAAAGATAGTATAAAAACAAAATATTGCAATGATAATAATATTTTTTTATTTAGAATTAATTATGATAATATAATTAATATTAAGTTAAAAGATTTATTACAAAAAATAAAAAATATTAAATGATTAAAAAATATGTAGAAGAAAATGAAAATTTTGAAGATTTATCAGATGATTTAGAAATAACAGATGATTTAGAAATAACAGATGATTTAGATTTAATCGTGGAAGATGATATAGTTATTGAAGAAGATTCTGAATTTGATATTATGTTCAAACATAGTGCAAATAAACATAAATTAGAAGGTACACATACTCTTAAAAGAGATAAAATATTTATGGGTAAAATTGAAGAAATTAAG